ACCCGGCAATTAAAAAAGTCCGAAGGAGGTGAAGGTATTGGCCAAAAAGAAAATGCAAGCGGTCGTGGAAATCGCCGGTAATATAGACCCATCGCTCGGTAAAGCCATAGATGGAGCAACAAAGCAACTCGGAGGCATCAACTGGAAAGCCGTAGCTGTTGGAGCTGCAGTCGGCGGAATTGCAATAGCGACCGGAAAAGCAGTAATGGAGGCTGGTAAATACCTAAAAGACCTCGGGGGGCAATTTGAGCAAGCTGAAAACGCCATACGAATAGGCACAGGAGCTACCGGAGAAGCACTAGAGGGACTACTTGACGACTTCGACGAGATATACAAGAGCGTCCCAACTTCGATGGAGGCAGCCGGAACAGCGGTGGCCGACTTTAACACAAGGCTCGGACTAACAGGACCAGAGCTGCAGGAGATATCTAAACAGGCAATACAAGTAAGTGACCTACTAGGAGACGACCTCTCTAGTGTAATTAAGGGATCCTCTGAAGCATTCCAGCAGTGGAACATCGACGCAGACAGCATGAGTGACGCAATGGACTATGTATTTAAAGCCAGCCAATCAACAGGGCTAGGATTCACCGATTTAATGACCAAGACCCAGCAATTCGGACCACAACTGCAGGACTTAGGTTATAGCTTCGAGGAGTCTATAGCATTAATCGGACAGCTTGAAAAAGCCGGTATGAATACAGACCAAGTGCTAAACGCCATGAAAACCAGCGTCGGCAATCTGGCCAAGGAGGGCATATCTGCAAGCGAAGGAATGCAGATGTACCACGACAAGATAATGAACGCCAAAGACGCCACAGAGGCGACGGCCATAGCTTCGGAAATATTCGGATCAAGAGCCGGATCCACCATGGCGGCGGCCATAAGAGATGGAACTCTCTCTGTATCGGACCTGACAGCAGAACTGAACGCTACCACCGAAACTATAGCCGGAGCAGCAGAGGACACCTACACACTAGAGCAGCGAATGCAGCTATTCAGGCAACAGGCAGAGGTAGCACTAAAACCACTGGCCAACACCCTGCTAGACTCCCTCGGCAAGTTAATGCCGGCAGTCAGCAAGGCCATGGAAGCGCTAACGCCAGTCATAGAGGACTTGGTAGATACCATAGCCCCACTAATAGAACAGCTATTTGATAGCTTGGTGCCGGTTTTGGAGAGTTTACTGCCAATAGTCGTACAGGTAGGAGGAAAGCTATTAAAGGCACTAATACCGCCGATCCTGAAAATAATAGACGCAATCCTCCCGGTGCTCCTTCAACTTTTAGATGCGCTAATGCCGATACTCGATATCATCATAGAGTTATTGGGGCCGATTTTGGACTTGGTAATGCAGCTCTTAGGGCCAATCCTCAACCTGATAAGCGAGGCAATCGCTCCGTTAATTCAAGTATTAGGAATGCTGATAAGTACAGCGCTGCAGCCGCTAGGCCCTCTAATTGAATGGGTAAGTGGAATACTAACCGGTGTCCTAGGTTCAGCCATTGAAGCTGTAAAGCCAATAATCGACTCCATGACTGCTGTATTCGGAGGCTTTATAGACTTCATTCAAAACGTATTCGCTGGAAATTGGAGTGGTGCATGGGAAAACATAGTCGGCATATTCGGAAATATATTCAATGGCATAAAAGCGCTTTTCAAGGCGCCGATCAACTTCATTATCGGTGGAATAAACTCCTTCCTAGGAGGCATCAATAAGATAAAGATACCGAAGTGGGTACCCGGCGTAGGCGGAAAAGGCATAAATATACCGATGATACCTAAGCTGGCCACCGGAGGATTTACCGAAGGAGTCAGTATAGCGGGAGAGGCTGGCGTTGAGGCTGTTATTTCATTCGATCCTAAGTACAGGAAAGACAATATCGAATACTGGCAGCAAGCAGGCGCAATGCTGGGTGTTTACGATGGAGCAAATGGAACCCAAGGCGTGACATCAATCATCAACAACACTAAGAATTATACCCGAGGCACAATAATGCCGGAAACAGAACCACTAATTGTGGCCATAGATGGAATACCGAAGCTGGCCACCGGAGGAAGCTCAAGCGGCGGCTCCTATGATCAGACACTGTCCAATGCAGGAAGGCTTCTAAATACGGAGGGCTTCTCGCTTTCAGAAATGACGGAAAACTATACTATCGTTTACGACTTTGGAGGCGTGGAGTTTGCACCACAGATAGAGGTATATGGAGACGCGGACAAAAACGAGCTAATCAAGAAATTAAAAGAATACGAGGCTGACTTCTTCGACTACTTGGAGGAGTGGCTAAGACAAAGGGAGGTCGGACGTTATGCCCCAGCGAATAATACGGTTTATTAATTACACAACCAGAAAAGGGGACACATTCGACGCTCTGGCCCTGTCGGTTTACAACGACGAAAAGAGAGCACACCAAATCATAGCGGCAAACCCGGACTATGCCGATGTGGTTATATTCGAGGCCAATGAGCCAATCAGGATCCCGATTTTTGATGGCAGCGAAGCACCAGAAACACTGCCGCCATGGAGGAGAGGAGAATGAAGTTAATCTATAAGGGCGTGGACATATACCCGGAGGTTTCCGTCAACTCTTGCATTCACGAAATGTACGCAGAGGGCAGAAGTGACGCGGTGAAAATACGCTTCAACGACACAAAGGGCCTCTGGAACGCATGGAACCCTATACTAGGGGACGCGATAGAGGTCGAAGAAGGGCCAGCCAAAACGGGCAAGATGTATGTAACCAGCATAAAGCCAGAAAACGGACTATACACAGTCCGGGCAATGTCCATGCCGCCGTCCGGGGAAACAATAAAAAACAAATCATGGGAAGCCATAAGACTGCTGCAGCTCGCCGGCCAGATAGCAAGCGCTCATGGTTTAGAGCTTAAGCATTACGGCGTGAAAGACCAAGTATATCCTTATCTTTCGCAGTACAGCCAGACAGACTTCGAGTTTTTACAGCTCCGCTGCATGCTGGAAGGGTGCGCAATAGTCATATATGACGGAAAGCTGATCATATACGACGAGCAATACATCGAAGGCCAAGCACCTGCAGGTGAGATAGAAATCGGAGCGGACGGCGTCTACGAATACGAGGACAACAGCGCGAGGTCTTATGGATCCGCAGAGGTGGAAAGCGGAGGCTTCAGGGGTAAATTCAGCGCAAAAGGCAACACCAGCAGAACGCTGAGACCTAGAGAGCCAGTGAAGGTCACCAGCAACGCAGAGGCCGCGAGATACGCCAAGGCTCTACTGCGGTACACAAACAAGAACTCCTACTCCGGGTGGTTTAGAGAAAACCTGCTCCCAGCATACGCTGCAGCAAGCGTCGTGAATATCAAGACGGACAGGAGGAACCTCTGGAACGGTAAAGTGTTTGTTACTCGGATTAGACACGATTATGTAGCCCAAAAAAGCAAGGTATTCTTTAGGCGATTATTGGAGGGATACTAATGAATAACATTGAAAAAGGGGTGATATTAACCGTAGAAGGGCCAAAAGACAGAAATGGAGATAACACGAGGGCGAGGGTGCAGCCACAAGCGAAAGCGGGGCTAGTTTCCCGCCCTTTAACTATTCCATGGTGGCTAAGAGGCCAGATGGGCAATATCACCAAAGGAACAGAAGTGGTCTATGCGTTATTTGAGGACCAGACAGGCGTCATTATTTCCAGAATGGACGGAGACTGGCAAGGTACCATACCCGGACCAATCACCACCACAGGAAAAATCAAAACAACAGACGTGGAGACAAGCGAAATATCAAGCGTGAATGGCCATGTTCATGGATTGCCGCCAGATGGAACCACAAAGACCCATGGACCAGAATAGCGAGGTGGTATAACATATGGCAATTATAGCAAGTTGGAGGAATAAGCGGTGGGAGGTTTCACCTAGTAAGATTTACAACATCGAAAACCTATCTACCACCTACAAACTTAAAACCGACACAAACCAAGACAACGAAGGAACGCCGCCCACGAATGTGAGAGGGAACGAGCTGGTACCTTTGAGTTTTGAAGTCGTCCTCGGCGACGCTGCAGGTGTAAACGTAAGAGGTGAAATAGACAGCTGGGAGGACTTAGTAGGTAAATCCGGAGCCTTCCTGCTTGGAGGTAAAAGGTTCGGGCCGGAGCTTATGAAGCTCCACTCGGTAGGAGTGAATGATGTAAAGCTAGATGATACTGGGCGAATCCGAACCGCCAAGCTCTCTTTACAATTCGAGGAGGACGCAGAGGAGGCGGCGAAGCTCAAAGCTGCAGCTTCAGGAGTAACCGCAATGAGTGTTGGAGCCAGCACAGAGGATAAGAACTCGAAAAAACCAACCAATCAACAACTGGCGGCGGCCACAAGTACGAGCATAAAAGCCGGATCCAAGATAAGGATAGTAGGCACAAACTACGCAACGGGCCAAAGAGTGCCGCAGTGGGTGAAAGATAGAACTCACTTAGTAACTAAAATCAGCGGAGAAAGGGCTTTGGTAGGAGGAAACGGTGGAATTAATAGCTGGGTATTCCTAAAAGACCTTTCTCTTGCTTAAGGAGGGGTGGAATGAAAGCGAGCGGAAACGGCAGACCAGAGCAATGCGCTGCAAACCTGCTAAAAATCACAAGAGGAGAAGTGCCCTATGAAAGATTAAAGGGGCTGACCGCTGGTGCCATTGATGAACCAACGCAGCAGGCGTCCATCTCTTTAGAGGCAGACGCTGAATGGCTTATCAGGACATACGAGCCAAGGGTAGACACCAACGACATAGAAATCAGTATAAGCAACCAGAAAGAAGGCGCGTATCTCCTCGGCGCAGACATAAACGTCAAGAGAGAGGAGGGAACCGATGGCTGAAATTAATTTTCTTAACACAAACTCTAACGAGATATACAAAACCATAATGGAGGAGCTGGAAAACGGAGTTTCAGAGCCTCTGTATCCGGGGGACGAGCGTCGAATTTTTGGAGAAGCGCTAGTCCCTATATTTGTTGCTTTATTCACATCATTTAATGACGCAGCAAAACAAAAACTGCTTCGCTATGCAAGAGGAGAAGTCCTAGACGCATTAGGAGAGAGAGCGGGCGTGGAAAGGCTAACTCCGGTACCGGCAAAAACGATAATGAGGTTCTCGATATCCGAACCATTAGGAGAGAATGTCATTATTCCCATGGGTACCAGAGTGACTAGCGACTTCGTGCTTTATTTCCAAACCAGCGGCGCAGCAGTTATCTCAGCCGGGGAACTTTATGTCGATATCGAAGCAACCAGCGCGGACGGCGGGGAGATTTACAACGGACTGGCCCCGGGGATCATTAACACGCTTGTGGACTTGATACCATATGTGGACAATGTCGAAAACACGACAACCACATATGGCGGAGGAAACGAAGAGGACGACGACTCCCTCAGAGAGAGAATAAGACTATCGCCTGTTGTATCTTCGACAGCTGGACCTATAGAGGCATATAGGTACTGGGCCAAGACGGCAGAGCCTAGCATATCAGACGTGGCCATAGTCTCACCGTCGAATGGAGAAGTGGAGATCATACCTATACTCATAGGCGGGGAGCTGCCAGAAGAAGGCGTGCTGCAAAAAGTGCTAGAGACCGTAAGCGCGGACGACGTAAGGCCACTGACGGACCATGTGACCGTAAGAGCGCCGGACACAGAGCAATACGACATCGAAATCAAGTATTACACCACAGCTGCAGACGAGAGCCGCGTAATCGAAACAGTGGAAGGTGCAGGCGGGGCAATATCAAGGTACATCAACTGGCAGGGCAGCGTACTGGGAAGGGATATAAACCCGGACAAACTAAGAGCCCTTATACTGACCCCGAACTGGGAAGGAGAAAACCTAGCGGGAGCAATCAGGCTGGAAGTAACATCGCCAGTTTATACCCAGCTACCAAGCACAAGCGTGGCCAAGTTTTCCGGGAGCTTAACAGTCACACATGAAGTGGTAGAGGAGTGATGATATGAGGCTTTCAGATATTGATATATTAAAACTTCTCCCAAACTTCATGAGGGACGACGAGGCAAACAAAGCCCTAGCTAAAGCAATCAATAAACTTGTAGCGGAACCCGGATCCAAATACAAGCAGCAGCGACTATGGGACCAGATAGACAACCTAGGCCATGAAGAACTTGACGAGCTGGCGTGGGAATTTAATGTAGACTGGTACAGCTCCGCTCTAGACCTTCAGACTAAGAGGGAGATAATCAAGATATCGGACCAAGTGCACAAAAAAAGAGGTACCAAGTGGGCGGTGGAGCAGCTAATAAGCGCTTACTTCGGTCCCGGGTATGTTCAGGAGTGGTTCGAATACGACGGTCCTCCTTTTGAATTTAAGGTGTTAACTACCAACAAGGCTGTAACAGATGAAATGTATCAGGAATTTGTAAGGATAACGCAAACCACGAAGAATGTACGATCTCACCTAGAGGGGATTTATTACTACGGCATATACACAACGCCATTCACTTATGGAAACACAGTAGAGCCTACAGTTTTTCCTTTCGTGCTATGCGGAACCAAGCCAAATCCGGCATTTATCGGACAGATAAGAAACATCGAAACTCTGGCAAGAACAGCAATAGAGCCGGTGGCGTTCGATTACACAAGGTGCGGAACTGTACTGGCGGGAACAACGCCTACAGCGGCCATCATTGGAGTTATAAACGCCATAAACCCAGTTAAAGCAGCAGTAAACAGTGAGGTCCAAGCGTTCGAATACGCTCCCTGTGGAACCAATAAAGCGGGAACATCGCCAGCACCGGCGTATGTATCGCAGGTTTATCAGGCAGCTGCCAACGTGAGTATAAATAGCGAGTCCGCAGACTTCGAGTTTATAAGGTGCGGAACAATGAGAACAGGCGAGGTGATATAATATGGCATTTTGGAATAACGCATTCGTTCAAAAACGAAGGATTGAGTGGATGAAAGCAATCCACGCGGTGCAAGTCAGAGTGGGAAGCTCATGGCATGACGGCGACATTCAAAAAAGAGAAATCCAAGGAGACAAAGTGGTGCTGCATGTTGTCTTTGGAGACATCGGAACCGGAACGATCACTATCACATCAGTAAGAGTTATTGATGTTGATGGGATTGTTGCAGCCGAAAGACCTGAGAACATACAAAAATCAGGCTCCCAAGGCGTAATATTCAAGTTTGAGTTTCCAATCAGAGAGGAGGTATAAAGCATGAGCTACAGAGCAACCAGATGGATAGATGAAGTGCCCGGCATTCAGGAAGGAACTCCGCAAAGCGCGGAAAACTTTAACAATCTGGAACAGGGCACCTTTGTCGGAAACGCCCTAGGAGCAGTCATGGCACAATTCAACAGGCTGCTACAAGACAGGGCCAACGAGAACGAAGTGGTGGCCATAACCGGAACAATCACAGGAACTAACACAGACCTATCGGTAGCCATACCTGCAGGAAAGACAAGAAACAGAACCAGCTACAATGTGACGCCGGTCCTTGTTTCTACCTCAGGAGGAGCAGCGGGAGACCTCATAGTCAGCGCAAAGCAGGCTAACGGCTTCAAGGTCAAATACACAGGAGCGGCCAGCAGTGTCAACGTGGCCCTTTATGTACAAGGAGGAATGTTATAATGGCCAACGTCATAATTAAATCGGACCAACAAAAGGCAGCTGAAACAAGAGTGCTCCGAGAGTTTGGAGTAAATCCCAAAGCAGCAAGTAGTCAGCAAAGAGAGTACGCTCAGGAAATAGCCAGACGTACTTCTGAAATAAAAAAAGGAATGGAGGCGAGTAAATAATGAACATTATCGAAGTAAATGAAGGCGCAAAAATCGAATACGAGGTGACAGGAGACAAGATCACATTCAGGGACGAGTTAATGCTAAACCTGAAGAACTACGAGAGAGACTTCGAGGTAGAGGTAGACATCTGCCAAGACGACGAACAAATCCTACTGGCCGGACTTTCAAAGTATTATGTGGCGCAGATCATTATCCCGCCAAGAGAATACGAGGACGAGGAAAAAACCACACCTGTACCATTCAGCATGGATAACGTCACTCTTAAACTATGGGCATTGGAGGTGTAAAGTATGGCCACATTTAAAGACTTTGAACATGCCGTCGCTCTATTGAGTGGCGGAGGCAATACGGTCATTTATGACGACGTCGGGCTTCCAAGCATTATGGTGAAGATCGACAAAAGGCAAATACAAGACCTCATAGACGGAGGAAGCGGGAGCACACACCAAGCATTTATCGTGGATGGCGTGGAGATACCCGCTTTTTATTATTCTAAATACCAGAATATCGTCTACAGAGGACGAGCATACAGCCTGCCACTTCAGGATCCAGCAGCAAGCTCCGTCAATTCGCTTGATAGAGGAGACGCCCCAAGCACAGGTGTAACTTTTGATAACTCTAAGATATGGAGTGAGAAAAAAGGTCCCGGCTGGCACCTTGCCACAAATGCAGAGTGGGCAGCAATAGCGCTGTGGTGTAGAAAGCATGGCTTAATGCCTAGAGGAAACAACAACTACGGCAAAGACCATGGCGCAGCATGGGAAACTGGGCTTCCGACACTTGAGGAAACATCGGGCGCATTTAGAACTCTAAGAGTAGCCACAGGATCCGGGCCAGCAAGCTGGTCACACGACGGAACCCCGGGAGGAATATGGGACCTTAACGGTAACGTGTGGGAATGGATAAGTGGATACAGAACAGTGGCAGGAGAAATCCAGATCATACCTGATAACAATGGAGCAAAACAAATCCTTCAGACGTCAGAAAGCACGCTATGGAAAGCAATTATGCCAGATGGAACACTTGTGGATCCGGGGACAGCAGGAACACTAAAGCTGGACTTTGTAGGAGGAAACTGGGTAATTTCAACCAGCTTAACATCGCAAGAGGACTCTGGTAGAAACGGCACATTCCACACTATGGGAGCAGAGTCAGGACTAGTAGTGCCAGAAGTATTAAAAGCCTTAGCTCTATACCCAGTAGACAGTGGAGACCATGGACTAGATCGCTTCTACGCCAATAACGGCGCAGCCGAACGCCTCGCGTTTCGTGGGGGCAACTGGCCCGACACGTCGCGTGCTGGTGTGTTCTCGCTGTTCGGCTCCTATTCCCGCTCGTCCTCGCACACGTACTTCGGCTTCCGTTCCGCTTACGTACCGGGAATCTAAAATCTAACGATCTGAAAATCTGATCCTTTGGGAGGCCCTGCGCCTCCCTCTGGTATCTTGAAAGGACTGGAAACATGGAAGAACTTAAAATTTTACAGAAAATCAAGCGAATGACCATAAACGGAAATAAGCGACTCAAGCAATTTCCGAAATATGAAAAACATTTGCTCGCAGCAGATATAAGGCAGTCCATGTACTCTATTGGAAAACTCACCATCAAGGCGAATAGGACCAAGGGTACCAAGAAAAGGATACAAGAAGAAATAGACGACGAACTCGACGTCTTGAGGTTTTGCATCGACATTGCAGCGCACAAAGATATGAAATACTTGTCGCTTGGTAGCCATGAAGAGTGGAGCAAAGAGATAAGTGAAATAGGCCGTATGCTATACGGCTGGAAACGCAACACCAAATAAAATTATTCATGGGGGATGTGCCGATAGAAGATGGACGCCTCGCGTATCGTGGGGGCAACTGGAACAACACGTCGAATGCTGGTGTGTTCTCGCTGAACGGCAACAATTCCCGCTCGAACACGAACACGAACATCGGCTTCCGTTCCGCTCTGGCCTTAAGTCAAGAAGCTCTACTCCCAAGGGAGAGAGACCGCACAAGGTCAAAGGGGTACATCTCCCTACGTCAGTAAAGGCGTAAAAGATTGAATTGCCATGAAGGCAGGCCCTCGGGATTGTCACGCATGGCTTATTTTAATTAAAAGGAGAAACCATGGCTAAAATAACGGACATTTATGACCAAATATACAGCTGGGAAAATCTCTACTGGTCTTACGAAAATGCCGGAAAAGGAAAATGGTTTAGAGACGATGTCGTTCGTTTTTCAGCTAACTTCGAGGAGGAGCTTATAAACATACAAAACCACCTCATATACCAGACCTATAAAGTCGGTAGATATAGAGAGTTTTATGTCTATGAGCCTAAAAAGCGACTTATAATGGCTTTATCATTTAGAGATAGAGTGGTCCAGTGGGCCATATACAGACAATTAGAGCCTTTATTTGACAAACAGTTTATATACGACTCCTACGGCTGCAGAAAAGGGAAGGGCACACATAGAGCAGCAGACAGGCTGCAGTATTGGATGAGAGCAGTAACTAGGAAGCCGGACGAATGGTACTACCTAAAACTAGACATTTCAAAATACTTCTACAGAGTAGACCATGACTGCTTAATGCGGATCCTCCGGAATAAAATAGACGACGAAAGAACGCTATGGCTATTAAAAACAATAATAACCTGCGAGCATAAAGCCTTTGGATTGCCAGCTGGCGTGGATCCAGACCAATGTGAACCAGAGGACAGACTAAACGACGTCGGAATGCCCATAGGCAACCTTACTTCCCAGTTATTCGCTAATGTTTATCTTAATGAGCTGGACCAATACGCAAAACACGACCTAAAGCTGCGTTATTACATCAGGTACATGGACGACGTAATAATCCTGCACCCGGACAAGAAATACCTAGCAGAGATTAAAGACCAAATAGAAACATTCCTAGAAGAACATCTACGACTAGACCTGAACAACAAGACGGCAATAAGGAAAGTGAAATCAGGAATTGAGTTTGTAGGCTTCAGGATTTATCCGACACACAGAAAGCTAAAGAAAAAGTCTACCAAGAAAATGAAAAGTAGGCTGCAGTATTTATCCAAGGAATATGCAAGAGGCAATGCGAGCCTCGAAACGGTAAGATCCAGCGTCATGTCTTATTATGGGATCATGCAACACTTTAACAGCTACGGATTACGCCGGCACATTTCGCAAAATATAACCTTCCAGAGAGGAGGTATCGAAGCAGGAGGTGTAAACATTGAACAACAGAATGAAACCACATAAGAAAGGAGCGATGGCGGAGATATGGACCAGACGTCACTAATCACACTACTAGGAGCAGTCGGAACAATAAGCGGCGTTCTGTTCGGGTACCTCGGGTACAAAAAGGGACTGATGAAAGACGCGTATGGGGAGGGCAATAACGACGCTGCGCTCAGGTCAGACACCCAGTACATCAAGAGAAGGATAGACGACGTCCTGCTGGAACAGAAGGACACGAACAAAAGCATAAACGCTCTAGCGGAAAGGGTAACCAGAGTGGAGGAAAGCTCCAAACAGGCCCACAAGAGAATCGACAGGATAGAGAGACCGGGCAACGAGTCATAGCGGGAGGTGGTACCAATGAGGATAAAAAGAAAAATGGAGTTTTCTAAGAAAATCTTTGTAGGAATAGCAATCGCAACCATAGCGATTGTTATTTTCTCTCTGGTTATAGTTTGGAGAACAGGAGACACATCGCCTCTGGCATACATCATACCCGCAATATTCGTGGAGCTGGCTACCGCTACCGGCTTTTATTTCAAGAAGGCCGAAACCGAGAACAAAATCAAGCTAGGCAAACTTTATGGCAGAGGTAACGACGATCTAAACAACATGTCATAAATAATATTTAGGAGGTACAAATCATGAGCAATAGCCCATTAGTAAACCACACGAGGATATCCCCTAACAGCACGAACCCAAGGAGGGGAAAAATCAAGAAGATCACCATACACCATGTGGCCGGAAACCTGACTGTCGAGACTATAGGAAACGTATTCGCCCCAGCTTCCAGAAAGGCAAGCTCCAACTACGGAGTCGATAACAGGGGCAGAGTCGGAATGTACGTAGAGGAAAAAAACCGCGCATGGACAAGCTCCAATGCAGACAATGACAACCAAGCTGTCACCATTGAAGTGTCAAACATATCAGGAGCGCCAGACTGGAAAATCGGCGACGTAGCACTAGAAAAGACCATCGAGCTGTGCGTCGATATCTGCAAGAGGAACGGCATAGAGAGACTTAACTTCACCGGAGACAAAAGCGGAAACTTAACAATGCATAAATGGTTCGCAAACACAAACTGTCCCGGTCCTGACCTAGAAAGCAAATTCCCATATATCGCAGCCGAGGTCAATAAAAGGCTAAACGCCAAACCAGAGGCACCAGCTCCGACACCAAGCCAACCGGGGACGCTTTACTTCGTGCAGACCGGAGCATTCGGAAACAAATCAAATGCAGACGCCCAGCTGGCCAGAGTTAAAGCTGCGGGCTTCGACGCGATCATGAAACAGTCGGGTAACCTTTACAGGGTGCAGGTGGGAGCTTACGCGCAAAAATCGAACGCCGACGCTATGGCCAACAGGCTAAAGGCTGCAGGTTTTGAAACCTATGTAACCACTACAGGAGGAACGGTAGTGGGAGGAGGATCCGCAGCACCAGCGCCAGCCCTAACACTTAAAGTGGGGGCAAAGGTCCAAGTCAAAAGCAGTGCAACCAAGTACGCAACCGGCCAGAATATCCCTAGCTGGGTAAAGGGAAAGACATACACAGTGCAGCAGCTTACAGGAAACAGAGCGCTCCTGAAGGAGATTGTAAGCTGGGTAAATAACAACGACTTGACAGTCGTAGGATAAAGGAGGAAAATATATGAGTCCGGAACTATTAAACACAATCATGACGGCGGTAGTTTTACCACTACTGGTAGCGGTGAGTGGTTACGTTATCGCCTACCTGAGAAAGAAAGCTAGAGAGGTGAGTGGAAACATTGAGGACAAGACTATCAGAACCTATGTGCAGGAGGCGAACGACATCGTCATTCAGGCGGTAGATACCCTCTTCCAAACATATGTTAATGAATTAAAATCAAAGGGCCAATTTGATAAAGAGGCCCAGCTAGAAGCATTCAATAAAGCAAAAGACATATCTCTGGCATTAATGAGCACAGATGCAAAAGAGGTCCTTATACAGCTATACGGAGACCTAGACCTCTGGATAAAGACCAAAATAGAGCAAGCAGTCAAGAGGGACAAGGACCTAGAGCGACTGACACTATAAAAGAACCCCGCTCCGGATCCACTGTCCGAGGCGGGGCTTTTTGTATGGCAACGTGAACAGGCGACGCATGT